CCTTGCCTCTTCATTTGCCTTCTGAAGTTCTTTACAAGCATCAGAATTCCACCACTCTTGGAGTGCTTTGCCAAGATCGTTAGGTTGCTTTTCAGTCATTACCTTCACTTTTACCTACAATATATCCTAGCACAAGACCACACATAAAAGCAACAAATAAGTAAAGTTCATGAGATACAAATTGTATCAAGTCAATCACGTTGTCTCCAATCTTCTGGTTTTTCTTCTGTGAAAAAATCAACAATCTCATCTACACTGTTAAATCTAGAAATTCCTTTTCTTTCATGTCCTATTCCACCAATGTCAAGTTGATTTAAAAAATCATCTAAATCTCCTTCTTGCATATTAGGATTTTCTGCTTTTCGGCGTGCTTGGCGAAGAATTGTGGCAGCGGAACGATTTACTTTTGCTAATTTTTCCGCCCAAATCATATCTCCTAAAGAAACCTCTTCATGCTTGACAATCTTTTGGCAGATTTCTTCAAGACGAAGACGATATTGTGTAGAGAGCATAATTTACTCCAAGTATGGTTTATTTATTTTACATCAATGTTTAGAGATAATATTTTTCTACTAATATTACTCTTGTTTTGATGTGTGTAATGCAAAATAGATGATGGAAAAAATATCATAGTTCCAGATTCAACATCTTCTGGTGAAAATTCAGAATAAATTCCAGTTAGAGGATCAACAAATGGAGAAATAAAAACAGTTGGAGTATGAACTTCAGAATCAAATTCCAAATAACAAACTGAACTTACAGTTCCTATCCCATGATTGTGAGCACCATGAAACATATATTTTTTTTCTTCTTGAAACCATGAGTGAACAACCTCACAGTAATTAAATCCAAAATTTTCTTTTAAGGTATTAATTTCAGTTTCTAATAAAGATTGAATTTTTTTATTTCTTTGAGATGAAGCATAATCATATGAACTCATTACGGTTATGTAATATTCTAAATTTTCACCTTCAGCGTCCATCATATCGTTTAGTATTTCTTTTTTTACATCCCAATTATCAACTTTAAGTTGTAAATATGGGATTTGAAACATGTTTTCAATTTTTATCATTATTGTTTATCTCTTTTTCAAATTCTTTAGCGAGTTTATAAGCTCGTCTCCACATCATCCATTTTACTACAGGATTTGCTGGATTGTGTAGAATCCACCACTTGGTTTTTTCATATTGAACTCTTGCAAGTTGAGTAAGCATATAAAATGCCCTCGCTACGGAATTGTCTGTAACTATAAGATACGCAGCAATTGCAAAGAGAGCAAACCAAATGTAGTATAAATTCATTTTCTGATTGTTTTAAGGTATTCTATTACATGCTCACGAACCTGCATGAGTTCGTTATAGCATTTTTGGTTGTGAGCACACTGACGAAGTTCGTGATCTGGTTTGTGAACACTTTCTATAAAGAGATCAAGACCACGATTCCATTTGTCAATTTGCGATTCATTTTCTGACATTTGGTTTAATAATCAAAGGACAAGAAGGAACTACTTTTTTAAGTTCCCAAAGAATTTCTGTTTTTTGTTCAGATGTCAATAGTTTAACATTCACTAACCTATTGGCAATCATAGCAATATCAGAACAAGATAAAATGGTCGTGAGAAACAAAGGAATCATGAGTTTCTCCCCATATTGAAATTATTTATTGGGCAAATCCACCACCCTTTACTTTTTCTTTACTTTTCTTTTTATCCTTTACGATTATAAGATCTAAAAAATCGGGAACACGACTGTGCTCGAACCAATACCTCTGTGCGTCCTCCCAATGATCAAAAAATCTGTTTTTACCACTTTTCAGAACAACTTCATAGGTGTGTCTATCATAAAGAGCATCAGATGTACAAGTAAAGAGTTGAGTCATAGAAATTGATCCAGAGGTCCTTTAGTGTTTCTTTTAAGTGCTTTTGATTCTTTTTCAATATAAGATACTGCAGTTTTGTAGTTGTTTGCAGTATGCACTTGCTGCCCCTTGTAGACAATAATGAACTTTTTCCCCCAAGGAATTGCTGCCCACTCCATGTTTTTGGTTACATATCCGTTTGGACTTCCTGGAGTGGGATCTAGAATGCCTTCGTTTTGAACGTTAGACATCAGAATTTAACGGTCACACTAACAACCTTTGCCTTAGGGTTGCGAGCAAGAGCAGTTTCACGAGCATCTTGTGGATTGGATGCCTGAACCTCTTCATTAAAGATTTTACCGGCGACATAAAGTTGAACAACGTACTTCATTTGAAAATTTCCTTTGTGAATTGAATAGAAAGAAATCAGCGTCGGATGACGCTAACGGCAACATCACCTTTTACAAAGATGGTGTCAACCACGTTTTGTACTGCCCGTGCAGTAGCGCCAGATGCCTTGTCAAAGGTGGGGCAGATCACCAGTCCATAGGATTTGGTGTATGCCTCCAGATTGCCCGCCTGGAGCGCCCCAGAGCGGATTCCAGCGGCATCCTGGGGGTGTAGGCGCAGAGTACGCCCAACCGTCTGTCCGATCCCCACAACATCCATAGAGCGCATGAATACTACTGCCTCCAGAGCAGAGATGTTGATGCCTTCTGCCAGAATGCTGTGGTGCAGAACCACAAACTTCTTATCGGCATCCTTACCCCACTTGTTGATGGTGTCAAAGAAAACCTCACGGTTCACTTGCTGCCCATCAATAAAGGCACCATGCTTGGAAGTAATGTGCATCACAGAGTAACCCTGCTCTGCCAATTGATCTGCAAAATCAGTTTCAGAAAGCAAACCGATAATGTGCTTGGTTGCTTTGGCACAGATCAGGATCTTGTTGACAGGGTGATCTGCAATCGTTTGAAGCAGATACTCGCAATCACGTTGAGCAATATCCTCACCCTTGATGGAGAGGCGCATCTCCTTCATCATCACCTTGGGAGGGATGATGTAACCACCTTCTACCAGTTGAGGAGCAGGAACCTTGGCGATGATCTGCCCGTAGACATCAACATCGTTCATGCCAGGTTTGCCAACCACAGAAGAGTACTTGGGAGTGGCAGTAAAGAAGTAGCAACGCTTTGCCTCTGAAGAGAAATGCTCTACAGCAGGAAAGAAGTGCCGCTTTACAGAGTTGTGTGCCTCGTCAAAGTAGATCGTATCTACAGCAATATCTGCCTTGGCAAGTTGCTGCAGAGAGTTGTAGGTGGTGAAGATCAGTTTGTGACCCTCAACATTCTCACACCAGGCACGAATCATGTTCGGGCGAGTGCTGCTGAAGTGATGAGTTTCACCTGTGTGAATGTGCATCACATGAGCATTTGTGATAAACTCAAGATACTCACTGGACAACTGCTCTGCCAGAAGGATGCGGGGTGCCACCACTACGATGGTTTGAGGAGTCTCTTTGAGAAACTCCCGAATAGCATCAAAAATACCAACGTTGGTTTTACCACCGCCAGTAGGGAAAACACAGATGCCCTTGGCAACCTGGCGCAGGGCATCAAGAGCAATCTGTTGATGAGGGCGAAGTTGGAACAAGGTCTCCGTTGCGTATGGGACTATTATAGCAGAAAGGGGTCCCCGAAGGAACCCCATGTGCCAGTTATGAAATTGGTCTAATCACTGAAACTCATTGTGCTGCTCAATCATGTTTGCTTGTGGCAACCATTTGAAGTCAATAGGCTTCAAAGTTCCCTCATCATGTGCTTTGAGAACACGACGATAGTGTTTGAGCATACGCTTACGTTCACCTTCCATCAACACTCGGAGTTCATCAATGTTGTTTTCTGTAGGAGTAATACTAACACCCTGACCCTGCTCCAAGAAAGAATAAGCAGTATAGTTGTTGTTAGGATACTCAAGCTGCTTTTCAAAGATGAAATACCACTTACGGTAGTGATCTGGTTTACGCCCCCAACCAACAGCAAAAGAAGTTTGAGTTTCGTTCATAGAACTAATACGCTCACCGCAAACACCATTGATGCTAAAAACATCTTTCAAAGTTTTTTGTGCTTTTGAAATGTCGTATGGTTCAATAGATACTTTGACACCTTCTTCGCCAAGAATTTCAGCAGCAAAAATCCTTCGGTTGTTTTTGCGAACTTCTTTGTATCGGGTTTTCAGTACATCAATCACAACGTCAATGTCTTTTGCAATTTTTCCGTATTGAAAACCTTTTTGGATCATGTACTTTACATCATCCTCTGTACAATCATTCTTTTTTTCCCTGTTGGGAGCATTGGCGATTGCACCATATTGAAGAAGAGAATATTCATCTTCACCAGAAATGATGGCACACGGAAAATACTTCCAAGGAAGTTCAAAGCGATTGTTGCCATCACGAACAATGTACTTAAAAGTAAATTCAGAACCATCTTCGTCAACATAATGAATTGGTTCAGAAAGAACTGATACTGCAGGTTGATAACAGCGATAATCGTATTCGCCATCAGCAACTTCTTCAGTGATCTGGTCAATTGTTTGCTGAAAAAGTGCCTGACCAACACGAGTTTGGCATTCAATGTTAAGTTTTCGAGCAATGCTGTGAGACATTACTTCATCTTTGTGAAGAATTGCCCATTTTTCAAAGGTAATTCCAGGAGATTTGTCATAATATCGCCCGTGCTTTTCCAACTCTTCCAAATCAAAGATATTTTGGTTTGGATCAATGTATCCTTTAGTTTCAATCAAACAATATGTACCTTCAAGATCCATAGAGTCCCTACAGAACATCCGTAAAAGTTGATCTGCCTCAAGTCGTTGAATTGCTGCACGAACAGTTGATCGCTCATCAACTACCTCATTGTAAATTTCATCAATCCTGTTTTGAACAAGAACTAAATCATAAATTTCTTGAAGAGTAAAAACAACTCCAGGAACAAAATTTTCGCGGAGAGTAAGTAGAACGTGTTCTTTGGTTGAAATCATAATCAATTTCGTTTACCTGCTTAATGTACGATGAATTCACCGCCATGTCAACCCCCCAACCCATTAGAAAAACTTTTCAATACCGATAAGTTCCCCAAATGAGTAGTCATACTCCAAGGCATCCGCACACACGTAATGGGGGTGGTCTACAGGAACACCAAGACGAGAGCACAATTCCTTATGATTATCTTCCATCATTTCAACGGCATAGATCATATGATTCAAAACATGTTCTTCTGTATGATATTCACAAAGCCGATTCTTAAGAGCAATCAAAAAATTACCACATCCAGCAGAATTATCAATAAAAGTACTGTTCGGATCTTTTAGTATATCAACAGAAATATCATCAATCATACTCTCAACTAGATCCATAGGAGTAAAGACTTCTTGAGTTTCTTTAATCCTTTCATCAGATCTTTCAATCTCAGATCCAGTTTCAATATTATGCTTGTTCTTTTTCATTCTTCTCTTTCAAACAATTAGTATAAGTTGAAATTAGATCGTTTTTACCGAAATGCCTTCTACCATTACAACTAGAAGCAACCTCTCTAAATCTCGTAGCAAATTCTAACAGATTTTCTATCACACTAGAATCTCTAACCTTTAGAAAATGATGTCCTTTAGCGTAATGTGTAAAGTTTTCTGTTTTAACTCTACCACTGGGTCCAGAACCATATTCACCTACAAAAACATCTGCCTCAAATCTCCTCTCATAAGGAAGAAATTCAAAGTCAGGATGTTCCCTCATCATAGGAATTTCACCTACACCAATTTGAAATCTTGATGTATTTCTAACTTCCCAGTATTGTTTAACAGCACTAATACCATTTGGGAAAGTAGAAGGATCTAGATCATCATCTACAACACAGTGAAGGTGTGCCTTAATCTTATTTAAAGATGATGGTTTACGAACTGATGTAGGTAAGACTGCACGAATATCATCAGTGATCTCGGCAGTCTTATTAAGAAATTTTATAGCAAGGTTTCCACCCACCCCATAAGGTGGATTAATAATAGCTAAAGTAAACTTCATACATGTCCTTCAAACCTAGCAAAGGTATTCTACTGGGATTTGAGGTTCTTGTCAAGACCTAGTACATATCATACCAAGTAGTTCCATTGTACATTTGGTGTTTATTTACCGTAGTGTTAAATATGAAAGCTCCGGGACGAGTATGTAATCCTACTCTTTGATCAGAAGTTATTCCTGGTGGAAGCATAAATGCATATTTTGCAGATTCTCCAGTAGATCCTATGCCAACTCCAGCATAGAAAAAGTCAGCTTTACACGTAGGTTCATCAGTTCCTATACCAATAGAACCAGAAGAATCAATTTCAATAGTTGATTCATCTACTATACGTATAGAACCTCCGGAAACGACTTGACCCGATTGGTATAAAACTATTCCACCATTTCCAACATCATTAGTATTAACTCCAACAGCAATTGCTGGACTAATAATTCCTCCAGCAAGTCCTCCTCCTTGTGTTATAATATGTATTGATGCGTTTGGTGAGGTTGTCCCAATTCCAATACCAGATGCTTCTGTTATACTAACAATACCAGTAATAGATAGTTCGTTAAATGTTGATATTCCAACTTCGGTGAATACATTTCCGTTTAATTGGGTTCCTTCCGCGAGTCTAAGGGTTGTAATTCCAGTAATAACTGTATTCCCATTAACTCTTAAATTACTAAATGTGGATACTCCTGATGCAAATAATCCATTACCAACATATAAATCTCGAGAAATTGTTACTCCAGTGCCAGTTGCTCCAATTTTTCCATTTACATATAAATCATTTCCAATATAGGTATCTGAAGTAATTGTGGATGTTCCAACAACATGCAAATTATGCTGCGGTTCATCTTGATTAATTCCCAGTTTTCCATCATAAGTTAAAGTCATTATCTCGTTACTGAGATAACTATTATTCCATTTAAATGAACCAGTATTAATACCAGCAACTCCACCACTATGAAGATTAAAATTAAAACTTCCTACAGTTCTATTTTCAAAAGTAAAATCAGATCCACCAAAAATTAAACGTCCTTGATTAGATAAACTTGAGAGTATTAATGAAGAATTAGAAGTCTTAGAATCTATTTTAATAGAAACTGTTGATTGATCAACAACTTCCAATTTACTGGATAAAGATGTTGTAGTTCCAATACCAACGTAACTAGAATCAACATATAAAGGTCCAGAATATATTTCATTATCAACTATAAGTTGATCTGATATTCTAACTAAACTGGATGTAGATTGTAATATTAATTCTCCTGCGGCGGTATCAATTATATTACCACTACCAGAAACTCCTAATCTAATTTTATTAAAATATGCAGATCCAAAAGCTTTTGAAGAACTACCTACTGATCCATTATTATTGGAGATTGGTAAAATAGCAGATCCGACAGTTGCTATACCAATTATATTTAAATTATTTGATTCTAAATTACTATTTACAAATAAAGAATTTGTTACAGTTACAATACCAGAAGAAGATGTTAATTGTAATGTATTAGAATTTCTAGTCCCTATTGAATTTGTTCCGGCAACACCTATTGTAACCTCATTAATGTATGCGTTTTCGAATGCTGTTGCAGCATATCCAATAGATGATCCTTTATCGGAATCTGGAGAAATATTAATATTTACTATAGAATAATCACTATAAAGATTGGGTG